GAAGGACTGGACAAGTAAGCAGAAAGGCGGTGACGGAGAACGAAACCACAATTCACACAGCGATGGCAACATGCAGAATCATTGGCCCGACATGCCTGGCGCTGCTACCTGAACCGCCCGGACGTTGCCGTGGACGCTATGAGCAAACCCAGCTACGATGCGTGGATTGCCTGTAACACCGTCTGGGACAGGCTCAGGCCATCCGAACAAGAAATTGTCAAAGCGTTTCACGCGATCCGGTCATCGCCAACCGAACCGGGCGTGGACTTGTCCTACAAGGTGGACGCGCTGGCGCAGGAGCAGAAAGTGTCTGCGGACTATGTGTGGCAAGTGGTTCGCAAGGCGTGGCAGATGTGGGCCATAGAAAGAGGGCTGGCGGATGAATAACGAAGCAGAAATAGAACGTATTCGATACATTGCCGACGCGATCAGCAGCACGGCGCTATACTTTGAACCAGGTGACGAATACCGAATCAGAAATTGGGCAACAGAAATTATCATGCACTGTGACACCATTGCGAAAAAGAAAGAAGGTGGTAATGATGCCTGACTGGCTCTGGGTACTCTTTATCTTCCTGGCACTGACATTCGGATACTTCGTCGGCTTTGCAACCGGCTCCTACAAGAACGACGCCGACAAACCGCCCACCGAAAACGCCTACATCCGTCAAGCAGAAATCGAAGCGGAAACATACAAAGAAATCGAACTCCGCAAAGCAGAACTGGACTATCAGATGCGCCGCGATATTCTCAATGCGGAACGGGAAAAGCAGAACATTCAGAACGTTTCTCCCTGATAGCGCCGTATTCAAGCAGGAACGGCCTGAATTTCGTTTTGAAGCAGAAAGACGATAAACAGGTAGTCTAAATCTAAAACCGCTCAGAACGGCTAAAAACGGCAAATACAAGTAAAAGCAGAAAGAAGGTTGATACCCATGCCGGAATCAGAAACAAAAGCCGCTATCCAGTGCGAACATTGCAAACCGCTGAACCAGATGGTTGTCCGTAACGTGACGGTTTCCTACCCGGACAGTCTGACCGACCTGACCGAATCAGAAGCCGCCGAATACGTCCAGCGCGGTATCGACAAGTACGGGCACGTTCTATCCGGTATCGAGTTGAGGACAGTCGAAGCAGAACCGGATATGATTGACGTGTACTACGACGTTAAACCCATGCCGTTTCAAAGGCTCCGCCGCATCACAGGATACCTTGTTGGCGACTTGAAACGCTGGAATAATGGCAAACGCGCTGAGGAACACGACAGAGTTAAACACGGGATTTGACGTTCCGTGCGAAGCAGAACCGCAAAGCAGAAATCAGAACGCAGAAAGGAGGAAAGCAGAAATGAGACGAAAAGCAGAACCAACCACAAAGCAGAAATTAGCTGATGAAAAAGTCGTCGATATTGTGAAAGCCAAACAGCACCGCAACCGACCAGACTTGGCAAAATTCGGTGAGGAAAATACAGAACCCGGCGATAATGCCCGCTTCCTCAGAATGGCCCGCGTCTCAATGTCGCTGCCGCCTATTGATATTTCCGACGCAAAACAGGTCGAAGCACGCATTAACCAATACTTCGACTTCTGCGAAGAAAACGATAGAAAACCTAACATGGTCGGTATGGCTAATTGGCTCGGCGTCGATAGAGATACCCTTACCCTTTGGAAAAAGGGAGATTATAGACGGGAAACGCACTTCGGTCTGATAAAAAAGTATGTGGAAATGCTGGAAGAATTGTGGGTAGATTACATGCAAAATGGCAAGATGAATCCTGCATCCGGTATTTTCCTGGGCAAGAACATGTTCCAGTACAAGGACGTTCAGGACGTTGTTGTTACGCCTAACAATCCCTACGACACTCAATCCGACGAAGAACTATCCGGAAAGTATCTTACCGGCTCCGTCAAAGCAGAATAAAACAAAGCCTATCCATTACGGGTAGGCTTATTATTTTTATCACTATCCCTATTATTATACAGTTTTACAGAAATGTATATATATTATATTTACGACGTGACAGGTTGCTTTTTCCTTGGAAGTCTGCTCCGGTTGGCAAACTGTACGGCAGAACGCAAGCAGAACGAAGCACGCAATCCGGGCAGAACGTGGCTTGCAGAAGCGGTTCCTTCCTGCTGGCCGTCAACCGAAGCGGGAGGTTTTCTGTTTGCGGGATACTTCGGCCCTATAAACCCGCGCAAAACGGGCAGAAACGGCGCTGTGATGGCGCAGAAAGCAGAACGTTGGAAAGAGTAAGGGAAATTAGAAACACGCTGAGAAGGGCTTTAGAACGCGAATAAAAGAAAACCGCCCAGGAAGGGCGGCTATTGCAGTGGCTTTCCGGTTAGGTCGCTCGTCCATCCGGTTCCATACTTTTTCAGCGCGGTAACGGCATCGGCCCAGGACGGATAGACGGTGTATTCCAGATGCTTCCCGTCTTTGATGACAATCAGGCGAGTGCTTTCGCTGTAAAGCAACTGGCAAAGGTTAGCGGAAAGTCCTTCGGTGCTATGATACCATGCTCTCATTGCGAATACCTCCTATCAGTTCACGCAGAACCTGCGGCTGGTGGTGGTTTTCAGAAACCGGGCGGCGATGTCGGGCAGTTCCTTCTTGAGCGCCGTGGTGTCGATGCGGCTGGTGGTTACGGGTTTCCATGTGATGCGGAAAGCACCAGCAGAAAGTTCTTCCTGATCACCCATAATGGCCTTGATTGCGTCCTGCGCCGCTTCGATCTCAGCAGAAAGTTCTTCCTGCATCCGCTTGAGTTCCTGGAGTTCCTGTACCTTTGCGATGATTTCAGAATTGGACATTGTATATTCCTCTCTTCCCGTATTGCCGATAGAACAGCAGAATCAGAACGAAACCAGAACCGGAGTCAGTCGGGAATCAGAACAACGATGTACGGGCTGTTTTTCTTCTGGAAGGATACACGCATTGCATAACGGTCGGCGTAGTAGGCAGAAGGGAATTGCTTGGTAAACCAGAAAGCAGGGAAACCAGACTTCCAATTGTGGACAGCGAAACGATACGTTTTCATATCAGAACCCTTTCTGGCCGTCTTGCCGATACCGCAGCATCATCAGAATCAGAACGTCATGCAATGCACTGTTCGGATGTCCAGTAACTAACCAGCTTCTCCACGTCAGAATCTGGATACATCGGGATGTTCCACAGGTTCAGCCCTTCCGGCGTCATGTAGTAGCCTTGACCATAGCGCGGCAGCAATTCGCACCCTGTACGACTCAAAATATTTCTGCTGTCTTGAGCAGAACGAGTGCGAAGGGCAACGCGCGAGTCAAAATTGACTTTGACTTCTGTTGGGATCACCTTAGCAAGCGGGCATTGCGTACATGCTATAACGTGTACTTTCGCCGCGCGGCCGATCTGGCACAAGCGCTGGAGGATAGGCAGAACAGCTTTTTTCTGTGTGGTCATCAGGTCGGCCAGTTCGTCAATGATCACGTACACGTCGCCGCCTGAGTACATCCGCGCGCCTTCCTGCTGCATGACGGTGTATCTGTTTTCTACTATCCGCATGGCGTATTGTAGCGCTTGCGGCATGTCTGTCGGTTCAGAAGCATAGCGCAGGCAATGCGGAACGTTCTTGTATTGCACCAACTCGACGCGCTTCGGATCAATCAGAATCAGACTTGCCTTGCTCGGCCCGCTGTGCAGGAGATTGTATATAATCCCATTAACCACAACGGATTTACCGCTCCCGGTCGCCCCTGCAATCAGAAGATGCGGTTGCCTTGCCATGTCATCAAACAGTGTGTACAGGTCGCCGCTCGGCGTTCTCCATGTGCGGGGCTTGCACTGGAATAGGTTTATCATTGCTATCAATCCTCCATAATGCGGATGATTTTGTCCGCTATGTTGTCGGTAAATTTTGCTGTTTGCTGATCGTCCAGGAGCCGCGCAACGGTCGCCGCCTGGCGTGCTACCATGTACATTCTTTCTGCAAGCTCTTTATAGGCGGGAACGTTTACGAGGTCTGGATTGCTTGTCAAGTCTCCAAGTACATCCATAGCGGCCAATTGGATTGCCTGGCAAGTATGGATACCTTCGCTATAATCCTTCATTGCGTTCTATCCTCCTTCGCTTTATTTGGGCATCCGTTGCCCTGTCTGGCTGTGCTTGCCTGGTATAGGTTGGTCAGACATACCATGAACCTGCTTTACGTGGCCGCGCCTCTTCGGATTGCGTTCTGTCTCGGCTATTGTGTCGGCGTTTCGCCACTGATATGGTTCGGGCCTCCGTTGCCCTGTGCAAGGTCGCTGTGCGCGGCCCTGCCCAGGATAACGCGCTCATTTCAGAAACATTGTAAGCATCAGCAGAACCAGCAGGAAACATGATGCAGAAAACGCTTTTTCGATGTATTCAATCAGCATTGCAGCGCCTCCTTGTCAATCCGTTTTGCCTGATTGATCAATGCGCGGATTTGCTTTTTAGTTGGTGCGCTTGTGCTGTACTCTCTTACAATCGAATCGTGCAGAAAACGCGCTGCATCAATTGTTCTGAAAAATTCGCTTACTTCCAGACTTCCATCATATGAGCCTGAATAGACTTCAAAGCCGTTGATCCAGTTTCCAATGTTCCCGCGTGCCGCTTCATCAATTGAAGAATACATATCATCATTTTCATATGTGGCGATTGCTGGTTTGTTTTCCAGCATATGCGGGGCGTAACTGTAATTATTGCAATCCATGTTCTTTCCTTCTTTCCGCTTTATTCAGTGCCTTTCCTGGCCCTGTATGCTGCCCAGCTTTTATCCTGGGCAGTGTTACAAAGTCAGTTGGCATATACAGCCTTTACTTTGTCATAATCGTAAACCGTCAACCATTGATTAGCGGGTACGCTTGCAATCATGATGTGTTTAACCGCTCTAATGTGCTTTACCACGTCGCGCAATGTGCGATAATGTGTTGTTGAGAATTTATATTCGCCATTGATGTAAACGTTGATCTTTCTGTACATTGTCAAGCGCTCCTTTTTGTTAAGTATTCTCCGATTTGCAAACGTTCCAGATTGTCAAGAGAATGTGCCCAGGTTGTGCCGTGATAAATCGCGCTGCATACAAGGATAAACCGCGAAACGCTGATAGAATATCCTTTTTCACGCAATCCGCGAAAATCACGGATTGTATAACGTGCTTTTTTCGGCAGGATCATTCCAGCCTTTACAACGTCCGCATATACCATAATTTGGCCCTCCTTTTCTTTTTGCCCTCTCTGCGTTTATCCAGGCTTGAGACTGGCAACGGCCGCATTAGGCAGGGCGTAAAGCCCTGTTTTACCGGATCACGGTATCTTTTATCATGTAATACAGCGTGCTATTGTTTGCGTTTTCTTGTCCGCCACAATTTGCGGATAATTCTTGAAGTGCTTCATTAAATGCTTTCCTGAATGTATTGTATGCTTTTTCCGCTTTTGTAATCTGTTGTTCATGTGCTGCAATCTGCTTTTCAAGGTATTCAATTCGCCGGTTTACAGCGTCAATCATATCCTCTGCATCATACTGATATACTTGTTCAAGATACGTTTGCTTGGGCATGTAGTTTTTTGTTTTCGCTTTCTTCTTTTCATCCTTCATGTATCTAACAAGCTCATACATTTTTATTTCATCCGTTTTGTATCCGCTTGTGTTTGTCCATGTGGAGATGCTTAACTCATTTTCGCCGGCTTGCAGCGCGTATGATTCTTTACGGAACGACGCGCCGGACACATTTTTGCCCATTGCCTGGAATGGAGAACCGTCTTTCTTGCGCGGGAATGTTACTTCTTTCCACTTCTTCAATAGGCACTTGTCAACGTCGATTGTCTTTTTCAATTCTGTAATGATCCCGTCCAGATTGTAATAGTTACTCATTGTCTTTCCCTCCGTGCTTTTTATTTGGGCTTTTCCGGCCCATTGTACGCGGCGCGTTCGCATTCCGTGCCGCGTGTCAATAGGTCGCTGCTTTACGCTGGAATTGCATTTGCCAGGTTTAATTGTCCGTTCATGTATTGCGTCCAAACTGTAAACCGTTCATTGTCCTGTGTAGTTACCATGTATTCCGGCTTCATTCCGTGGCGCTCGTTCCATTCCGTGGCGTAGTGTGTTCTGTCAATCGTTATTCCGTGGCCGTTTACAAGGATTGATTCACCGTATACGCTGTACTTGTTTCCAATTTTCCTTCCTGTATATTCCTTCATTGTCTTTTCCCTCCACTTTCTTTTTTAATTCGATTAGATGTATCTTTCTTTTTCCTGGGCCGTCATGCTATCCAATTTCTTTTCCGGAATGTAAACCCATTTCATGCCGCGCTTTGTGTCTTGCATCATGATCATGACTTTACCTTTTTTTACTACCCACATTTTCAAGCCCTCCATTTTTTGCGGTTGAAATACTGTTTTGTATTTCTTGACTATATAATACTACATTTTAGTATTATTGTCAATACCTTTTTGTATTTTATTTTCGTAAAATAATAACTTTTTGTATTTGCTTGTTTGGCGTGCTGAAAATGTGCAATTCATTTACAACAAGCAAGCCCACGCCTTCTTCCAGGCTGTCCGTGGCGTGGGCGTGGGCTGTCCTGTCCGTGATCTTGTCCGGCTGTCCGTGGCGTGGGCGTGCTATCCCCGTGGAATACCCACGGGGATATACCAGGTAGCACCCACCCGGCCAATAACCCCCTTCCGCACCGAAAATTTCAAAAAAAGCGCAAAAATGTATTGACAACGAAAAAGTATTGTGCTAATATAATGGCGAAAAGAGAAGGAGGGTTTTGGAATGGACGCGAAGGAAGCTGTACGTGAAGCGATGAAAGTATGTGGGTGGAGTCAGGAGAAACTTGCAGATGAATGTGGTATGAAGTCTCAATCGAATGTTACGGGCATTCTGAATCGGAACAGCAGCATGAGGGTTGACATTCTGTTGCAGATGGTAAATGCGATGGGGTTTGAACTTGTACTCCGTGACAAGCGCGGAAAGACAGAATACGTCATTGACAAGAGCGTAAGGAAGGACGCAAAAGAGAGCGACGGTGACGCGAAATGATTTACGGCTATGCACGGGTTTCGTCGCGTGGGCAAGAGCGTGACGGAAGCAGTCTGGAAAGTCAGGAACGGGAACTGTTGGGGCGTGGGTGTCAGGTTGTTTACAAGGAAGCGTTTACGGGGACGAAGGTTGATAGACCAGTTTTCGATGAACTGGTGAACAAACTACAACCAGGAGACACGCTGATGGTTGTAAAACTGGACAGGTTTGCCCGCACTGTTCTGGAAGGTGCGAAACTTGTGCAGGAGTTGGTTGCCCGTGGTGTGATTGTTGACATAGCGAATATGGGACGTGCTGAGAACACACCGATGGGAAAACTGATGGTTTACATGATGCTGGCGTTTGCGGAGTTTGAGCGTGATACCATCATGGAACGGATGAACAGCGGCAAGCAGATAAAGCGTGAACGCGGGGAGAAAATCGCTGGCCGTGACCGTGTTGAAATCGAGAACTTTGACGAATACGTTGAAAAAAATCGGAATGGCGAAATGACAGTAACGGAATGTTGCAAAGCCCTTGGCATAAGCCGTACGTTGTGGTATAGTAGGCTGAAAGAAGTGGCGTGAAATCGCCAAAAAGTAAAAAAGGAGGGCAATGGTTTGAATTGTTGACAATTGTAGGGCTAATACTTATGCTGGCAAGTGGCGGAGAGGCCAGTAGTCAATTCTGGATTTGGATGGCTGTTTTAGTCATTCTGGATGGACTGATAATAAAATCGTGGTCAAGCGGAACGAAAGGCAGGAACGAGCCGAAAAGAATCGGTGTGATTGACAAGTATTTATTCGACAAAGGGATGACATACAACAATGGACACGAGTATGAAAAGTATGTTGCGTGGTGGTTAGGGACAAAAGGCTATCGAAATATTCAAATCACGCCGAAGAGCGGAGACTATGGCGCTGACATTATCTGCTATGGGAGGAGGGGCGAAAAATATGCAGTGCAATGCAAGTATTACAGCAAGCCGGTCGGTTATCGTGCGGTTGAGGAAGTGCTTGGGGCGATGCACTATTATGGGTGTAATGAGGCCATGGTAGTGACGAACAGCACATATACAAAACAGGCACTTACTGCGGCGAACAGGTCAGGCGTGAAACTGATAGAAAGAGTGCGCTGAAAATCGCGCAAAAAAACAAAAAAAGATGGGGTGTTTGGCATAGGATGGTTCATCAAGTTAGTTGGCGGGATGTTCAAGTTACTGTTCTGGCCGTTTGTGTTGTTGATGCGGATGTTTGAGAGCGGTAACAAGGCTGTAGACAGTACGTTGGGTCGGACGAAGTGTCCGAGATGCAGGAGCGCGAACGTAATGCGTGCTGGCGGGAAGTGGCACTGCAACGACTGCGGAAGGGATTTCCGGTAGGTACGGGCGGCATCGAAAAGTAGGTGCTGTGATGACTGAAAGTAACTGACAACTGAACACTGAATTGATTTAAGGCGCTAATTAGCGAGAACACGTTAATTGGCGTCTTATTTTATTTTTGGAGGTATAGATGGACAGACTGATAGAAGCGATTGGGGCGGCGATAGAGCGGAACCCGATGGACGTAGTGGCGTATGAGGATATGCTATCGGCGTATGAGAACAAGATAAAGGCTGGGGAAGCGGAGTGGCACGGGGAGAACCGGAAACTACGTGACCGGATAGTGGACATGATGAACGCTGCGGCGGCGGAGAAGCAGTACGCGGTGGTGAATAAGTTCGGGCGGCAGTATGAGAGGTCGCTGCTGATTAGTGCGCGGGTGGAGTTTGACTGTTTTCTGCAATACCTTGAAATCCATAAGCCGATAGAGGACAGGTTCTATTTGCCGCGCAGGAAAGTTCTTCGTCCTATTGTGACGGCGTTTCAGGAAGTGGCTGACGGGAAACTGGACTTGCTGACGGTGAGCCAGCCGAAACGGACGGGAAAATCAACGCTCGGAACTTGGTTTGTGCTTTTCCGTGCTGGCAATGCTCCTAACGGTTCGTCGGTGTGCTGCGGTGCGGGTGACATGCTGGTGAAGTCGTTCTATAACGGGATGTACGATATTCTGACGCAGAAGGACAAATATACTTACTATGACATATTCCCGGAAGCAAAGTTGGTAGCAACGAACGCAGACGAAAAAACGCTGAACCTGAAAGACAAGACGCGGTTTGCAACGGTGACTTGCCGAAGCATCGACGGCGCTTTGACTGGCTCAACGGAAGCTACACCGGACGGCGTTATGTACCTGGACGATCTTGTGGCGAATGAAACTGAGGCCACAAATAGAACGCGACTTGACTTCCTCTGGGACAAAGTGCGCGGTGACTTGTTGGGCAGACGGTTGGAAGGTTGTCCGATTGTTGCACAGGGTACGCGGTATTCGCTGTATGACCCGATAGGGAAACTGCAAGAAGTGGCTCCTACGATGGGATGGCGAACAAAGGTTGTGGAAATACCGGCGCTTGACCCTGCGACAGATGAAAGCAACTTTGAAATCACTATCAAGGGCAAAAAGATGTTCACAACTGAATACTATCAGCATGAACGGGAACTTGTGACTGAAATGCAATGGGAGTCTCAGTTTCAGCAACAGCCATTTGAAGCAAAAGGGCGGCTGTTCCCGGAAGATGAACTGAATAGGTTTATCCACCTTCCTGAACGGGAACCTGACGCTATTGTAGCTGCGTGTGATACGGCTGAGAAGGGTTCGGACAGCGTTTGCTTGCCTGTCGGGTATGTATATGGGGACGATGTGATGATCGTGGATTGTGTGTTCGACAATTCGACGCCTGAACATACAAAACCGGAATGTGCGAACATGCTGATAAAGCATAAGGTTCCAATGGCGCAGTTTGAATCTAACAGCGCTGGTGAGTATTACGCACGGGATGTTGGCGAACTATGCGAAAAACAGGGTTATAAACTCAGCATAAGGTTGAAACGGCATCTGACAAACAAAGTTACAAGGATTGAAGTGGAATCTGACAACATATTGAAACACTTCTTTTTCTTGGACAAGTCGTTGTATAAACCAAACAGCCAATACGGGATGATGATAAAAGAAATGACTTCATTCACCAGGAGTGGGAAAGTAGCTCATGACGATTCGGTAGACGGTTTGGCCCAACTTTCTGCACTAATAAGGACGCTGACGCTTGGAAAAGTGGAAGTAATGCAAAGGCCATGGTAAGGTGGGATGACTATGTTATGTAACAAAGGTAAGGTTCCGCCAAGGTATGAACATAGAATTGATGAATACAGGCCATTGTGGACAAAATGGAACGGCATGAAACGGCGCTGCTTGTCTGAAATTGACGAAAGATACGGTGACTATGGCGGCAGAGGAATAAAAATGTATCAACCTTGGATTGATTCATTTGACAACTTTGCTGACTGGGCGTTATCTCATGGATATAAAGACGATTTGACGATTGAGAGAATAGATGTAAACGGTGATTATTGCCCAGAAAATTGCAAGTGGATACCTTTGAATGAGCAATGCTTTAATACAAGAAGAACTATCTGGGTTGATTATAAAGGTAGGCATGTTCAACTCATGAAACTGTGCTTAGAATTTGGAAAATGCTATGATACGATTCATAATAGGATTACAAAAATGGGATGGGACGCAGAACGTGCGATAGATGAACCTTCGTCAAGGGAAGAAGAATCTCTTATGCACAAATGTAAAGTTCGTGGCTTGAACTATGGAACAGTCCGTGACAGAATGAGAAAACTTGGTTGGTCTGAGGAAGAAGCACTTTCTGTACCGACAGGCCGTGGAAGGACGGCACTTTATTCAGAAAGGCATGTCGTTGCAAATTGTGAACTTTGTGGAAAAGAATTTACGAAAATAACAGGTGTGCAAAAGTTTTGTTCAGCAGAATGCCGTGAGAAATCTAAGAAGGGAAAGAAAAAGATATAAAATTTTTCTATTTCTATTGACAATCCAATAGTATTTGCCTATAATAGCATTGGATGAATCCTTTTTTAAGGCACTCTTTTGTGCAGACCGTGACAGGCTGTCAAAAGGGTGCTTTTTCTATTTTTGGTCGAAAGGGGCGGTGCGGATGCCTTTAGAAGCGGACGTTGTGCGGATGCAAAGCGGCATTGCACCGTCTGGTTTGCATGGTCGGCGGGAGATATTCAGCAGCGAAAGCGTGATTACCCGTGAAAATGTGGTGGACGTGCTGAACAAGGCGCTGTGCGTGCATGGGCTGAACCGCGCAGAGGAAGTGTATTTGGAACAATACCTTCGCGGTATTCAGCCTATTCTGCATCGTGAAAAGAAATACAACAAGGAAGTTGCCGATAACAAGATTGTCGTGAACATTGCGAACGAGATTATCACGTTCAAGACGGCTGAGTTCGCTGGTGAGCCTATCCAGTATGTCAGTCGCGGCAGCAGGACTGAAAGCGTGCCTGAATGCGTTGCGGCGATTAACGACATGATGCTGGCAGAGGGGAAGCAGACCAAGGACATTCAGCTTGCACACGACATGTTCACATGCGGTGTTGGCTATCGTCTTGTCATCCACGATCAGGGCGGCAATTCTGCTGACTATCTTGACGAAGCGCCTTTTGAAATTTACATCCCGGAACCGCGAAACACGTTTGTCGTGAAAGCGAACGACGTTACGAAGCGCGTGCTGATGGGAGTTACCTATGTATTTCAGGACGCACCGGAAAGCGGCGCAAAGTACACAGTGTACACGCCTGACGTGACTTATACGATTGAAGGCGTACCGGGTGACGGCCTGGTTATCACGAACGAAGTGCATCACAACTTCGGGATGGTATCGCTTCTTGAATACCCGTGCAATCCGCTGAGGATGGGCGCGTTTGAGGTTGTTCTTCCCCTCTTGGACGCCATCAACACTACGCAGAGCAACCGCCTGGACGGAATTGAACAGTTCATCCAGGCCATTATGGTGTTTGAAGGCGTGGACATTACGTCTGAGCAATTGGAAGAACTGAAAGAAAAAGGTGCCTTGAAACTGCCGCCTGCTATGGATGGGCGAAGCAGCAGAGTGTACTACCTCAACGAGCAGCTTGACCAGCAGCAGACGCAGACGCTTGTTGATGACATGTACCAGACGATATTGCAGATTGTCGGGATGCCGAGTCAGGGCAATGCCAATACGTCTGACAGCAGCAACAATGGCGCTACGATCATGAAAAATGGCTGGTGGCACGCGGAAGCACGGGCACTTGAAACTCAGGGCATGTGGAAACAGGCTGAAACTGAGTTCCTAAAGATAGCGCTGAAAATCTGCGCCGATACCAATACGCTGACCGGGCTAAAAATTTCCGATTTGGAGCCGAAATTCTGGCGGCAGAGTTATGAAGATTTGCTGGTCAAGACGCAGTCGTTCAGCACGCTTCGGGCGGCTGGTATGCCCGCTGTGCAGGCGTTCACGTTCAGCCATTTGTCGAAAGACCCGGAAAGCGATGCCATGACCTATGACGCTTACCAGGAAGAGCAAGCGCATGCGCTTGACGCTATGTCCGGCGCTGGCGGGTCGGTAACGCTAAACGGCGGCGGAAACCTTCGCAAAGGAAACATCACAGAATCAGGTCATCCACGGAACAGTACGGGCGTCTGCCCAGTGTGCAAGCGCAGTTTCCAAAAACGGACAAACAATCAGGTTTACGACCGACCGGAATGCCGTGAAAAGGCATCACGGAAAGGCAATGATGGCGGCGGTGACAGTGAATGATATACGACAATGCGGATAAAGCAATCCGCGCCATGAACCGCCAAAATCTGAAGGAGTTCGGCAAACTGAAACTGGCAAAGTGGGATGAGCTGAATGTCGTTCGCGCGGTTGGGAAAACCTACGATGATTCGGTTCGGATGGCGAAGCGGAGATATTACGAAATCGCATTTGAAGCGTTCATTGTTGCCATGCTGGAAGCGCAGATAGACAACAAGGACGCCACGCGGAAAGCGGAAGAAGTCATCACGAACGACTGGATACTGGACATGCTGGAAGAAGTCGATCCCGTGACGCTTTACGCTTTCCTGCCGGAAACGGAACGCAAGAAACAACGGCTGATAGAAGCACTTGCGGTGGCAACGAACCGGAATGCGGAAATCGACAAGGCGCTTAGGTATTGGACACAGCAAGTCAGTCAGTACGCGGACAATTCGGTGTTCCGGGCCAGACTGGAAGCGTTCAGAGAAGCCGGTATTGAGCAAGTGGTTTGGGTGACACAGGCTGATGACCGCGTTTGTGAGGACTGTGACGCGCTGAATGGTCAGATATTTGACATTGATGCTGTGCCAGACCCGCCTCATTGGGGATGCAGGTGCGTTCTCAGAAGTGTAATCGTTTGAATCTTGACAATTGAAACAATTTTGGCGGATAGATCGACGGGTCGAAAAGTGGAGTGCCTTGCCACCTGCCGCCAAATTTAATAAGGCAATCAAATTACGGGAGGCGGTAATCAAATGAATGGGAAGTACACAGTATATAAACATACTGCGCCGAATGGAAAAGTTTACATTGGCATAACGTCAAGAAATCCAGAGCAAAGATGGAGAAAGGACGGTAGCGGATACACAACCTCACCACATTTTTATTCTGCAATTCAAAAATATGGTTGGGAAAACATAGCGCATGAGATCGTACAGGGTGGATTGACGAGAGAAGAAGCTGGCGAGATGGAGAAGAACCTAATTGCAAAATATGACAGTGCAAACCGCAACTTTGGTTACAATCAGACATTTGGCGGTGACTTCGGACTTAAGATTACACCTGAGATAAGGAAGAAGATTTCTGATAGCAACAAAAAGTTCTATTCTAATCCTTCTGAAATAGAAGCGTTGAGAAAAAGGGCTACCGGATATAATCATTCTGAAGAAGCAAAAAGGAAAATGAGTGAACATCACAAGGGACTAACCCATGTAGCTACTGACGAATGGAAAAACAATATATCTGCTTCTTTGAAAAAACACTATCAAGATCCAAAGAATAGAGAAAAGCATATAGATGATTTTGCTCGTTTGGCAAAAGTGGGATTAGAAAAGTCACAACCTGTTGAACAAATTGACGGCGACGGAAATGTTATTTGCACATACAAAAGCATGAAGGAAGCGTTCAGGGCAACAGGGATAAGAGACGGAAACATTAGTAAATGTTGCCATGGAAAAGCAAAAAGTGCTGGTGGATATTCCTGGCGATATGCCAGATGAATATTGGCGGTAGAGAAATCGCCATATAAAATTCGCAAACATACGGAGAGAACCGTTCAAACGCAAAGGAGAAATGAAGATGGCTGAAACCGAGATTCTTGCTGAAAACATTGACATTGATGGCTCTGTTAAGAATACAGAAAACGACAACGCCAATGCCGAAACTGATGCTTCCGATGTGAAGCAAGACAACGATGTAAGTGCTGAACTTGCGAAGGCGAAAGCCGACTACGCCAAACTGAAAGCCGCTCTTGATAAAGCGACTAAAGAAGCTGGCGATGCAAGGAAAGCGCTTCGTGCCAAGCAGACAGCGGAAGAAATCGCCGCCGAGGAAAAGAAAGCCCAGGATGAAGCGCAGGCCAAGGAAATTGAGGAACTTCGACGCGAGGTTGCAAGAGCAAAAACCGTCAAGAATGTGATGGCAAAACTTGGGACTGACGAAGAAGTGTCCGGTAAGATTTCCGAATGCCTGTACGGCGCTGAGGACATCGAAAACGCGCTGACTGAAATTCAGCGTGCTTGGGTGGCGAAGGAAAAGGCGCTTCGGCTGGAATACGGAAAAGTTCCACCTCCCGGCGCTGGCGGCGCTAACGGCGAGGACGCGGAAACGCAGAAGGCCATCAATCTTGCAAAGGAACTTGGGCGCGAACGCGCTGAATCCGGCAAGTCCGTAAGAGAACGGCTTGGCGGCTATGTGCGGTAAGCCTAAGCCAATAACACAAACAATTTTTGAAAGGAGCGATTGGCTATGAAATACGCTGAAACCACTATTGCTGGCGGTGTTGAAATCCTTGCCAGCAATGACTATCAGGCCGTGCCCATCAAGGTTGCCACTCCTTCCGGCGAAGGCGTGACTACTACCGTTGTGAAGGCTGGCACTCCCCTGACCGCTGCTGGTGCTTCTACCACTGGCGCTAACGCGGTTGGCGTGCTTCTGTACGACGTGGACACCGCTGAAAACCCCAACGGCGCTGCTGTTGTGCAGGGCATTATCGACGCTACCAAGGCGCAGGCGCATTCCGGCGTTACTTACGCTTCCGCGCTGTATACTGCGCTGCCCGGTATCGTGTTCCGCACTAACATCGGTGTGAACTCTTAAGGAAGGAGGAATGAGACATGGATTTTACTGCATTCCGTGAAACTATCAGCCCCCGCGCTATTGCTGCGAACTGGGCTGAGGCTGTAAGCAACCGAATCCCCTATCTGGGCGAAACCCTGTTCCCTGCCAAGAAAAAGGCTGGCCTTGACCTGTCCTGGATTAAGGGCAGCAAGGGCGTTCCCGTCACGCTGATGCCTTCTGCGTTTGACGCGAAGGCAACTTTCCGTGACCGCATCGGTGTTTCCAAGATGGAAACCGAAATGCCCTTCTTCCGTGAGGGTTACAAGATCAAGGAAAAAGACCGTCAGGAAATCCTGCGTGCGCTGGATACCAATGACCCCTATGTGCGTGAGGTCATCGCCCGCGTGTTCGATGATGCGCGGAACCTGGTTGAAGGCGCTCTGGTTGTTCCTGAACGGATGATCATGCAGCTGCTTTTCGCTGTGAACGGCAACGTTGGCATTGTCATCAAGGCGAATGGTGTTGACTACACCTACAATTACGACCCCAACGGCGCGTGGAAAGCCACCAACTACTTTGCTCTTACCGGCAATGCGCTGTGGACTGCCGCTGCGACTGCTGACCCCTTTGCTGACATCCAGACCGCGAAGGATGCCG